TATTCTCTCATTTTAGTCATAAATTTAAAATTAAAATCATCATAAAATTCACGTCCATGAAAGAAAGCAAAACCCAAAGCAGCACGTTGATTTTCTTGTAATTGCTCTTCTATATTACTAGAATCACGAAACCAATTAGTCAAACTGGTGATGGTATCCTTATCCATAATAGGCAATACTATATCTTTTCCTATTTCTGCATCAAAACGATATTTACGCTTTAGAAAAGATGTATCCAATAAATGTCGATAAGGCACCATCTCACTTGATTTAGATTCATCAGTATATGTAATTCCATGTTTGGCAAGTGATTCTGCTATAGTACATTGATTAAATAAATGGATAACACTATCTTTAATAACCAATCGATTATCATCACCATAAGCTTCTTCCATTACATTTTGACTATAAGCATCCATAGTACATAACATAAAACACACAACTGTCATAATTTCTAACCATGTTAATCTCATATAATAAATATTTAACAAGGTATTTAAAGGGGCGGTAATAGGATTACCAGAGGGATTACCTTGATGTGTTTTATAAACACAATTCAAGACAAGTTGATAGGTGTGTATCATTTCATCCATTAGTACACGCCGAACTATACGAGCTTCTTCATCTACTCCAAATTTAAGATCATACCAATCACTAATCATTTCAGCTATTTCCCATAACAATTGCGCCATTGCCATACCATCAAAAGTTTTGAAATCCCCCGCAACACATTTATAGCCATATGATCTCATGCGATTATATGAAGCAGTCCATTCAAAACTCTCAGGATTAATACCAACAGCACTAAAGAAAGAACCATGACCCCTATAAAAAGCTTGCTCAAAAGTTAGGAAATATTTCCGTACTAAAATGGAAAAATCAACAGGAGGAATATTAAAAAGTCGCGTCTTACCCTCAGCAACCTTATCCAAAGGACGAAGTTCATCTTTTAAACAATCACGCCAAATAGAAGGAACACGTTGACCCTTTTTAGCTTTTTCTAAACGATCTTGATAATTTTGCAATAATAAAGGATCTTTAATTCTCTTATTATCCTCATCAAACAAATACAATTTTCCTAATTCTCCTCTATTATTATCCAAACATTGATATGGCCAACCAGGTGATGAACGCATATTCATTTTATCACAATAATTGATACCATCAATTCCAAAAATAGCAACTTCATCACTAACCACAGCACAAGGAATATCAGAATCAAGCATCATTAAATCATTTAAAACACTAGCTCTCACAGCACCAATATGCTTTGCAACAAAAGGAACAGTTATATTGCCAAACTTACCCAATGCATTACGTAAAGGTGAAATTCCATTCTTTGCTACTAACATAGCAGGTGCCTTAACACTAGGATAAATTTCTTCATAAAAAGGAGTTTTATGAAAGGATGTTTTAACTGGCTGTGAAGGACAAAATTTAGGATCCATAGTACCATAATAGGAGAAATACCCTTCAGGAATAACTTTACAATTTTCAAACATAACAGGATCTGTATTTACTTGGATAGGCAAAGGAGCATTATATACATCATGACCCAATTTATCTTTCATTTGACCAAGTGCTCCCATAATCATTTCTCTATTTAATAAAATTGAAAAACCTCCCTTTTGGTGATCATAACCTGCAACATGCATACCAATAATACGCCCAGGTGGAGGTAGAGCTTTATTACATGCTAACAATAACGCCCCACATTCTCCAGGAAGAGTATGAATATCATATCGCCAACCATATTGCTTATATACTACAGCTTCACTATCTATACCCTTATACTCCATATAAGCATTAGCATGTGCTTTACAAGTATTTTCAACAATAATGCCAGGTTCCTCTTGATTTAGAGATATACCATACAATAAAGCAGAAGTCGTACTTGGTAAATATTTAAAGTTTTTATCTTCAACAAAACAATTGACAATACACTTACGAGAATCAAATGAAGCACTCATATAATACAGCACTGCATCTTTATTTGGAATGCGGAACATATGACGTGAAGTAAAGGATATATAAATTTCTTTTCCATCTTTAACAA